ACCTCCTTCTTCACACGGGTTTTCTTGACCTTTGGTGGAGGAAGCTCATCCAGGTGTTCCCTAAAATAGAGAACCTTCTCCCAAAATTCCTTCATGATCGGGAAATTGGTTTTCCACCATTCGGGGTCTCTCTTAACATTAACGACGTCAAACTCTTCTCCTTTAGGCCAATTCGTTAGTGCTGGTTTATATTGAATAAAATCTGCTTCTTCTAAGTCTAAAATCTCCATACATAATTGTAATTGTGGCATATAATGAACAGGAACCTCACCAGGTACAATCTGTCTCATCGGGGGACATTTAATTTCCACAAGTTTACCAGATTCGGAAACACCATCTGGGCGCCCACCGAGCCATGTATGCACCGGATGTGGACATAGACCGAGTTCATGTACAACCTCACCATGCCTCTCTTCATATAGAATACGAGCTTCATCTTCATACAATTCCCCGTGTTTTGTGGCTGCATTACCGAAGAAGGGAATCCCGAGACCACATTTTTTTAGGAGAAGTTCAACGGGTGTTTCATATTTATTTACACCGATGGCTGTAGCTGCATCTGAAGCAGTCAACATCTTACCACGGAGAGCGAGCCACTCTTCAGATTTTTGGGCTGCATACTCACGCTCTAAGAGAGCCTTCACATTCGGGTGCATCTTATATTAATTAAAGTTGTAGTTTTTAAGTTCTTCTTTTACCTGAAAATATGTCTGTGCAGCATTTTGTTCAGCTTGTTTCTTACTTTTCGCAACACCTCTCGCACAAAATCCATCATTGATGTGGATGTCAATATAGAACAGACCCTCGTGGTGCGCGGCAACCCTATACTCGGGAAGTGGCCAGTTCTGCACCTGACAGTGACGCATTAGGTGATCCTTAAAGTTGTCATCCACTGTGATAGAATTCATATCCACAAATTTAGGGTCTTGATAGATTCTGAGGATAAACTCCTTGGCGTGGATGAGTCCAATGTCCATGTAGATGGCACCGATGAGTGCCTCAAAAACATCCTCTAAAATCTTAGGGTTGTTATTCCACCCATTGCGCATCCCCTTCTCGTCCATGATGACGAGTTTTTCAAGACCCAATACGGTAGCAATTTGAGCTAATGTTTCACCACGAACGAGCTTGGTACGAGCTTTCGTGAGGAAACCTTCTTGTTTACTTTCATGTCTATCAAATAGAAACTTTGTGATAATAAATCCTAAAACAGAATCTCCCATGAATTCGAGAGTTTCAAATGAATTTGTAGCAGTTTCATATTCTTTTATAGCAGATTTATGTGTAAATGCCTTTTGGTACAAATCAAGGTTTTTGATCTTTGTACCAATAAGTTGTTCGACTTGATCTTTCGTAACAAACATTATTATTTGTTATATACAGTTTTATTTTTTTAAGCCTCCTTCTTAATGTAGTGAGGAGAGAGGTACCTTTGAAGGTTGAGATACGTCACAACTACGTCAGCAGGGGGAGCGAGAAGATCCCGAAGCTTATCGTCTAGGACAAGTTGGCGACCGTTTTCGGGATGCTTGAGACCGTTCGCGGTAATGTACTTGTTAATGAACTTGGTAACCTCGGAGCGAGAAATAAGCTCACCTTCGGGAAGTTCGAGAAACGCGCGCAACTTAGGTGTCACATCTTGTTTGCGGTTGAATCCGTTGTTGGCGGCACGAGCCTTAGCCTTCTCACCATCGGGGTCTTCTTGAGTGTTCTTGATCTTACGAACAAGTTTGGTAAGAGTTTTTACGTCACTACGAAGGGCGGCGATTTCAGCAACTACAATTTCAATAGACATTATATATTTCTTACCTGTTTAATCTTTAAGTGATATATAACATGAAAGTAAATAACGATAGAATGTACAAGAAAATAAGCACAAATTTAGTGTCAAAATTAGATTGTTCTGACATTTGAGGACGTTCTATAATTCTAAAAGGTTCTCTGGGTTCTATAGTATTACCATGGGCCGGACACCCACCAGGACAGCAGTCTACTGGGCAATTAATCACATGTGAGCCTCTTCTTACCCCACAAAATTGATAACGCTTTGCGTCAGACACGTCAGAATACGCAAAACACCTACATTCATCAATAATATTACAGACCATATTATAATGTGATATAATAATAATGAATACCGAAATTTATTCGAAGAGGTTAGTCGATAGATACGAGAATGAAAATATGTTTTTCAAAGATGAAAAATTAAAAAAATACTTCAACCGAAACGAACAACGAGACCTGCGTAAATTTAGAGAAAGAGTCCACGCTAAATACCCAGACAAAAGCTTCGAAAAAATGATGTATTTATTCGTAACGAATTCAATCCGTGATATTATAATAGAAACTATCGCTGAACTTTCAAATTACATGAAAGACAGTGGTGATATGATAATCAGCGGTGGTGAAGCATTTAATTTATATATGGATTTCGAAAATAGAATCATAACCCCAGATATAGATGCAAAATTTATTCCTAGAATGCACTTAAATCAAAAGTTTTTTGGAAAACTACAGGCAACTAAGTTGTTACTGTGGGACAAACTAGGTAAAACTGCAAAACTATTGAATGCTCGTATAAAAAAGAGAATTTTGAATATGAAAACAAAACACTCCAAACTTTTTAAATTTTTGGGTATAGGTTTTACTACAAATGGTCCATTTGTAACTCGTCGTTATACCCTTATTAAGAAGAAAAAGATAGGTAACACCGCTAACCCCACCAAGGGTGACATTTTTATAGATGTTGAGCTATTTGCTCTCGATTTGAACATACGTTTCTTTTCACCTAGAACTGGTAAAATTGAAACCCAAACACTCGGTGGTATTTTAGATATCCCATTTATGCGCCCCAAAGAATTTGGATACGAAGTAGTCTTAAATCGTCGCAAAGGTATAACATATATAAACATAGAAACTGGAAAACTTGTCACACGCAATGACGTTTACGTAGCAAGTAAGGAATTTCTAATCGAAGATATTTATTTGATGAGTAAATTGAATCTCCGCCCAGATAAAAAGCAGAAAGATCGTCTTCGTCTCATAAAACTTGGACAACTATTCGATAAAAATATAAAAAATAGTGATTCAATCGATGATGTTTTTAAAGGAATAGAATCTATAATTAAAAAAAGGAATAAACCAGTTGTTAAACGAGGTGGAAAGGTTTCTATTAAAAAGGCATCCCAAATAAATCCTTATAAGTATGGTAAATTTACTTCGAAACCGATACCAGAGCGTCTATCTAAACAGATCGTATATGGGGTAAAAACATCTAGGAAAGATATAAACATTCAGAATTATGAAAAATCGTCAGGGAATAAAAGGTTTAATTTAAAAACTCTTAAATGGGAAAATGTGACAAATAACACATACATAAAAAATGAGTTCAATTTGCGACCAATAAATGTAAAAAAAATACCAAAAAATATAAACGCTGTAAAAACATTATATGGATTTAAACCAAAACGTAATGCGTGGGTACCAAATAAGGTGTTAAATAAGTCTGCAGAAATCCCATTTGTTGGTTTAAAGAATTGAAACCTAGAGTATGTATAATGGTTACTTATTCCACTCCCCAAAAAGGTGACGATGGTCTTTATTTCGTTGATACCACAAACGAAGATGGCCTAGTTCTTGTTCAACTCAATAATGTAAGCATTAATGATGTTTCTGATGATATTATCTTCGATCTGAACTCTGATATGAATATCGATAAGATTGGTGTATTTGACCAAGATAATATGGACCAGGCTACTATCAATCAGGAAGAGTGGTTCGGTAAAAAGATTTCCAAGAATGTAATTGAACGAGCTTATGTACGCAGTGTTAATAACAACCAAATTACAGGCGAGCTTATCGGTGCAACTAAGATTTTTAATCAGAAAAATGAGCTCGTCGATTCAGACTGTATCCAGGTTGGTAAAAAGTGTAATATCCTTCTAGAGTTAAATGGTATTTGGTTCGCCAAGAAAACATTCGGTCCATCTTGGAACGTTGTACAAGTGAAGGTTTTCGATGAACCTGAGCCCGAGCCCGAGCCCGAGCCTGAATCCGAGTCCAAACCCACTGTGGCACCCAAAATTTACCCAGAGCAATACGCTCTTCTCGATGAGGATGGCCAATAAAAAAATTGTTATACATATATAAAAGATGATGATGAAAAAAGGTCGCTCCCAGGGACTTATGATGCTAGCTCTCGTTGGCGTTTTGATCTTTCTGCTTTTCAATTTAAACAAAAAATCCGAGTATTCAGTCCGTGAACGTGAATATGGTGCGTTTGGCCCCACCAGCTCCCCTACAAGCTCCCCATCTAAATCCAATGGTAATGGGTGTGGTATGGACAAGGGTACTGGTCTCGCCTCTTCCCTTCTCCCCCGTGAAGTGGCATCTGATGAGGATTTTGGTCAATTTGCCCCAGAGGATATCCTCAAGGGACAAAACTTCCTTGAGCCTCGTCAGCAAGTTGGTTTCCCCGAGACTGTAGGTGGTGCCCTCCGTAACGCTAACCAGCAGCTCAGAGCGGACCCCCCTAACCCCAAAGATCCTTTCGTGTGGAACAACTCCACAATCGTCCCCGATCCCATGCAACGTACCCTCTGCTAAACACTTAAAGATTATAGGTAATAATGATATAAATGTCTGTACCTACTGAACTCTCGGATACTGTATCCAAATTAATCGATCTTAATAAACAGCTGACTGCAGCTAAATCTGATATCAAAATCCTCAACCAGGAAGAAAAACGTCTAAAGGAAACCGTGAAAAAACATATGGTGTCTCAGGGTATTGATACCATTAACCTCAGGAAAGGTAAGATCAGTATTCGCACGTCGATGCGAAAGTCGGGAATGAGCAAGGATGCAGTTAGGGATGGACTTCACACATTTTTTGGTGGAGACGAAGCAAAGGTCGAAGGAGCCCTAAATGCCATCAAAGATGGACTTAAAACAAAAGAATCGACTTCCATCTCATTAACTGGTTTAAAAGATAAACCCGATCAGTAAATAAGTAAATAAACATTATGGTTTGGAGCCAATACGTATACGAAGCCACCAACGGATTTGACCCCGACGTCAGCGATGACGACGAGTTCGATGATGAACACACTCCTCTGAATATCGAAGATTGGGAAGTCGAATACTCAGATGAATTACACCACATGTGGAATACGATGAATACACTCTTGTACGATGCACGTCTTGAACATACCGGGAAGTTTTGTGACTTTGTAGAGTTTTGTTATGTGGAACATGAATCGTGCCATGAGCGCGAATATGACGATGAATTATATCATATATGGAAGAATGTCAGGAGGATTATCAACGATAATGGTTTATATGGGGAGATGATGCGTGGTGCAACGTTTAATGATTTTAGTAACTTCGCGAAAAATTATATGTGTATACATTAAATGCTTCCCGATATTACAACCCAAAAAGTTGCTATACCAGCCGCCCTTTTTCTTGCACTCAGTCCCGGTGTTTTGGTGACAACCACCGGTAAAACTGTCAAGTTCATGAATGGTAAGACTGGTCAATCCGCAGTATTCTTTCACGCACTCGTGTTCTTCCTTGTGTACAGTCTCGTCGCCAAAGCGATGGGCCTTGTCCTCACTAAGACTGATCTGCTCGTGACCACTGCTCTCTTCCTCACACTTAGCCCCGGTCTTCTCTTGACCCTCCCCCCGGGTTCGGGTGGTGTGCTCAAGTCTGGTCAGACTAGCCCCGTGGCCGCTTTAACTCACGCACTCGTGTTTGCGGTGATCTTCGCGCTTTTACGTCGTCAATTTCCTCAGTTCTATTAAATAAGAGATGAAATATCTAGTAATTGGTCCAGGAGGGATGGGGATATTTACACTCGTTGGATACCTGAAACGTATCGAAAATCAACTAGTTGACGTAAAAGAAATATCGGGTTCATCCGCAGGTGCAATTATATCATTATTCTTATCCATGGGAATGTCAATAGATGAAATTTATAATAACATGCTATCTGTCGACATTTCGAAATTAGTTAAAATGCGTTTAGGGTCATTTTTCAGTAAATTTGGACTAATTGACCTAGAACCCATTCGAAAAAAATTGATAAATATTTGTGGTAAAGACCCGACATTTAATGAGTTAAATATGACTATTTTCATATCCGCTTTCTGTTTGAATACAGGTGAAACGGTGTATTTTTCTAAAAATAGTCATCCAGATATGAAAGTGATTGATGCAGTGTGTATGAGTATGGCTATACCGTTAATATTTACATCCATTAAATATCAAGAACATACGTACGTCGATGGAGCTACTAAAGAACACGTCCCATTGTCACCATTTATTGATAAAAAAGTACATGAAATTACATGTTTAAAATTGAATATTAATTCAGTTTATAGAGAAAATATAAATAACCCAAAAGAGTATTTAGAATGTTTAGTTCGTTCATCTTTGCAAACTAAACCAGAATACAATAACAGGGGTATAAATACGATAGAAATTGATATAGATGAGACTACGTTATTCAATTTTAATATGAGTTACGAAGATAAAATAAAACTTTTTAATATTGGATATTCATCCAGGAAATAGATACTTTTTTTGTTAGTTTATTATAAATATGGATGCATGTGATCCTGATGTTGATTTGGATAATCTAGGTAAACTTATTAGGTTACATACAGCACTAAATGTTAAACTAACAAAAGATGAAATGTGTGAGGCTTTTCAGGAAATTCAAAATGGTAAACTACCTTTACCACCTCTCATATTAAACGGTAATCGTACATATCTTATAGACAAGAAGTCACCCCTTAAAGTGAATGATTATGATCTTCTCTTTGACTCCACAACGAAAAGAGATGATCTAAGACGCGTCGCACGTAAAGTCAATATCAAAAAGACTGAGCAAATGACTAAATCTCAAATTGTTAATGCTATAGGTAACCGTCTAAGATATATGAAAATCCGAGAACCTGTAAAATTACACAGGAAACGGACTATCAAGGTTCAAGATATCACAGTGAACAACAGCACAGCAGTGAACAACAGCACAGCAGTGAACAACA